CCTAGCCACCGCGTCAAAATGTGCCCCCTAGGGCCTATAGCGCCAAATTTTTTGGCCTATAAGTGATTTTGGCTAAACTTGTTGCGCACCGCAGCCGTAAGTACCTTATAGCCTCAACAATGCAAGATTATCGCCCTGAACAAATCCGCAATGCCATTCTGAACATCTGGCAAGACCCAATCGCCTTCGGCATCGCTCTGGGCTACAAAGGAGAGGCCGTGACGGGCCGCAAGCAATTTGGCGACTTCCACCGCGCCATGCTGAACCATGTCCACACTCAGCCCAAGACCAGCACCATCGTTCCGCGTGGCCACGCCAAATCGACCCTAATCACGGTCATCGACACCTGCCACCACCTCCTGCACTTCCCCGAGTCCCGCAGCCTCATCGCGTGCGCTACTCTTGACCTCGCTAAGAAACTGGTGGGCGAGATCCGTGATCGGCTGGCTGGAGAACTCGAACTCCTCCCTGGGCTATTCCTTCCTATATCCAATGTCTTCCCCTGGATCTCCATTCAGGGCGATGCCCGAAAGTCAGGCCCCTGCGACCGCTTCAATATTGTTGGCCGCTCTGGCAAGGGCCGAGAGCCGTCAGTCTTCGCCTCCTCAGTCGAGTCCAACCTCGCGGGTAACCATCCCACCCGCGCCATCATCGACGACCCCGCCAACGAGCAGAACAGCCGGACCTACTCGCGCCGCCAGAAGGTCATCGACTTCATCGAGGCGCTTGAACCGCTGATGTATTCCCCCGACTCGCCGATCAACCACATCGGCACGCCCTGGGCTTTCGAGGATGTGACCGCCTATCTGAAGCGCCGCACCGACTGGGCGCAGTTCCGCTTCGGCGTCTGGGATGGCCCCCGCCCCGATGACGCAGCCGAGGACGACGAAGGCCCCTGGGCGCTCTGCCCCTCGTTCCTGACTGGCGGAGAGATTAGCGATAAGAAAGAAGCCCTGAGCCGCACCTTCTTCTCTGCCCAGTACCTTTGCGAGCCAGTCCCCTCCGAAGAGGCTATCTTCGACCAGCAACTCGTCGCCGCCGCCACCGACTTTGAACTGGCCTTGGAGAATCTTCCTGAAGGCCACGAGATCCTGCTCTACGATCCAGTCGCCCGCGTGGACGGCAATACTGGCGACCTGAACGGCATCATCGTGGTGCGCGTCCTCCCGGCGCATGCCCTTGGACTGAAGGGCTTTGCCCCCGACCGCAACATCTTCATTCCAGTCCGCGCCCAGGAACTCAACGGCGGAGCCGATGCTGCCGCGTGCTGGATAGAAGAGATCGGCGTCCCGGCCCACCCCTTCCTGAAGTCGCTCTGGATCGAACAGGTCGCCGCTCAGTCTCTCTTTGCCCCCTGGCTCGAAGAGCGCGGAAAGATCAAGGGCATCAAGATTCGCGGCCAGAAGGTAGGGAACGCCTCCCTGCCCTTCCGGTTAATGAGTCTTCAGACTGCCATGCGTAAGGGCTACCTTATTATGCCCAAGGATTTCCCTGGCCGGAAGTTACTCCACCAGCGCCTATTGGAGTACCCCCTCAGTAACTCTGACGACCTAGTATCGGCCTTGGCTCTCCTAAGCACTATGGTAGAGAGAAAAGGTCAACTTCCTGGCCTTCCAGTCGCCGAACAAGTACCCTATAATTTGCGTGTATGGAATACTCCCCCCGATACAGGGTACTGGCCTAATGGCTAAAAACTTTCGCATTGAAGAAGATGCGGCGCGAGAACTAGCCGCACTAGTTAATTCTGCCTCTGATGCTATTAGCGGGCCGCTTGAAGGTAACGAGCGCCTGATCGCTGACATCTACACGGGACGAGATCCCCTTGGACGGGTTGGAGGACTCATTGGAGAACAAGGTGTTGCGGCCCACCTATTGAACAACCCGACTGAAGTCGGCTCCTGGCGTCCCCCCGAAACCACGGCCAACTTGTTCCTCTCACGCATTCGCCAGATTGTCACCAATCTCACACCCGGCGTGCCCTCATTCCGCGTCAAGGCTCGCGTCCCCGGCTCCGCCCATCTCGCCGATAAGCAGAATATGCTGACTCGCATCCAGACCGACCAAGGCAAACTGCGCGAGGCCATGCGGCGCGCTGCCTTCGTCGGCTTGGTCTCACCTTACTTCGGGGTCAAGTTGACCTACGACAAAAAGGAGAAGATCCCCTATCTACGCACGAAGTATCTCGCAGTAGAACCTCGCGACTGCGGGTACGAGCCGTTCCATCGTCGTTTCGCTTGGCACGCTTACGACATGCAGTATGCCGACTTGCCGGATGACTGGAAACCAGATCACAAGGGAGAAGAAGAACCTAAGCCCTGGAGCATCGCCCGCGTAACCGAAGTCTATCACGATGGCTTTAAACACGGCGCGCCCAAGAAATCCTTTGGCCATTGCCCGATGTCTATTTTCGTCAACATTGGCGAACCCAAGTCAGCGGATATTGCGCTCCTACCCAACGCCGAGAAAGACGATAGCCTTGGCGAATACATGACGACTGAGGCGCTTCCCGCGTGCCCAATCGTGATGGGTAACTTCTTGGACCCCGCTCCCGGCGAAGATGTCCCCGCCGCCGAAGTCCTGTCGTGGATCCCGCTAATGCGTATGATCGTTCAGACCCTTGTCCAGATCGACCGCGAAATCCGCACCCTCAATAAGACAGTCCTCTATGACAAGAACGCCATCAGCGATGATGCCCTTCAAGTCGTGAAGCATGTTGCCCCCGGCGGGACCGTCTTCGTCGGCGTCGATCCCGACGACAATACCCGAGGCGTCAACGCCACCATGCGTCCCGTCGAGCAGAGCGCAGTTCTAGGCGAGTACCTCGCTGCCCTGAACACCTACATGCAACTCTTCGATGATGTGACTGGCGTATCCCCCGCTGATCGCGGCGTCCCAGCCAACCCGAGGAAGTCAGCCACCGAAGCCGCTGCGATTACCGATGCCTCCAGCAAGCGCAACCAGGATCGCCTTGAAGTCATGGCCTTGGTCTGGACTCGCCTCGCCCAAGTAGGTTTCAAGTACCAGCGCGATATCTTCGGGCCGACCGTTGATGTCCCCCTCGATAACGGCGTCATCAAAACGATCCATGTCCCTGACCCGATAGTTGCCTGCTTCTCCTTCGATGTTGACCCGGTTGAACTTGGGCACCTAAGCAATCAGGGCGACATTCAAGCCCTCATGCAATGGCTCACCGTGACCACCAACACACAGCAGACCTTCGCTCAAGGGATGCCGCGCATGACCCGCGAAGCCCTGCGCCGTCTCGGCAATGCGATGGGCATTGAAGATGCTGACCTGTTCCTCGATGCGCCGATTATCGAACTTGGTCCCGAGGAGCGCTACATTCGCCACCTCCAGACCCAGGCCCCGATTGCGGTCTACGAAGACGATCAGCACGATATGTATATGGCCTACTACACCAAGATGCAGGACGCCGCGCTCTCCCGAGGCGACAGCGAAATTGCGCTCATGGAACTGCGCCAAGCCATCGACATGCACCGCATGTTTGCGGCCAGACGCCAAGATGTCATCAACCCCGCCCAGATGGGCGAGATCATCCCTGGCATTGGCGCGGGTACTGGCGAGGTTGATAACAACCTCCAGGCAGCCTTGGCCTCTGGCGGTGTCCCCAGCGCGGTACCGCAGGGGGGCTACTAGGTGCCTCAGTACCCCTACCGCTGCGAGGATTGCGAGACTAGTTGGGTTGAGTTGCGACCCGGCTCGGCTTCCGGCGATCCCACCACTTGCCCTGAGTGCGGGCTAGAAGCAACCCAGCAAGACTATAGTGCTAAACAAGTCGGTGGGTTTGTGAGTTCCGAAGGCGCTTGGTCTTCGGGCAAATTAATTACGCAGTTGCATCCTCTCCACCCGGATAGGTATGTAACATCGAAAACGCAAATGGAGAAAGTTTACCGTAAGCACGGTATTAGCCTTGATACAGGGCACTACACCTCTAAAGAGGCCCAGGTCAAGGCGACTGTACCGCGTAAGCAGCGGCTAGGCGCTAATCTCGATGATCTCACCGTGGGCGGAGTGATTGAAGAAAATTAGCATTTTTTCGCTTTAAACAGTAAAGCCCACTCGTATAGAATACTAACTGGGAACTCTCTCTAGGAGCCTGAATAGGTAGACCCAAAGGGAAGCCATGACTGAAACTTCTGATTCTGCGTCTGAGACGCCAACTGATGCTAGCCCGATTACTACGGAGCAGGCCGCGCAACCCGCGCCTGTAGACCTTGTAGCGGAGGCGGGGGAGGCTGCTGCATCTAGCGATGCGGCACCAGTGCAGACAACCCGTTCTTTAGATGACCTGAACCTCGATGATGGAGTTCGCGCACAAATCGAATCCTATGTCAGTAAGTCCGTTAACGATGCTCTTCATAAACATGATGAGCGCCAGCAGCGGAAACTCGACGACGAAGGCTTTATGAATAAGTCCCAGATCGAAGAGTTACTTGCGGATAAAGACGCCGAATACTCAAGGCGAGAAGAGGCAAAGGACTCTTTCCTACAAATCCTTGGTGGTGAGGGCATCAGCCCTGGCTCCGAAGACTACGGAAAGATCCAGAGTTTCTATCGCGATGCTGTTACAGACGGTCGCCTTACTCCGCACATTTTACTGTCAGAGGCCGGAATCAAAACTCTTGTCGCTATGTCTGGCGTTACCAACGCTCAGTCCACAGGCCCCCAAAGCGGCCTCAGTCGTTCGGCACCCGCGCCGGATGGTTCAGCCGCTTGGTCTGATGGTACTATCCAGTTGAACGCGACCGCAGCAAAGGGAGTTGGTTCCGACCAACAGATGCGTGACGACATCAAGCGAGCGTTAGGTGATCTGTAGAACGACCCTTCTGTTCTACTTGTAACCCGTTCCCACAAGGAGGCCAACAATGGCCGTTCGATCTTACGATCAGACTATCGACACGATGGTCACAACTGCGCTGGACTCGATCACTCGTGATCCGGCGAACCTTCTCACCGAGTCAGGCGAGAAGTTTCTGAAGGCAGCCGCCCAAAAGGGTAGGCTGTTTGTCGTCAATGACGCAGAGAATCTCCGGCACCCCGTGATGTACGACCACGGGGAAAGCACGACCTACTATGCACCGGATAACACCGGAAGCACCGATGGGTCTGCAACTGGAAACCTCTCTAGCGGTGCAACTGAGATTCTTACTCAGGCGCTCTTCACTATGCAGGCTGCAACGCGGAACATCAACTTCCCGCAATCGCAACCCGCTGGCAACATGATCGACTATGTTTCGGCGGTCGTGAAAGCCAACATGATGAGCATTCTGAACGAAGAGGAATGCCTCTTTGTGCGTGGGGAGAACACAAGTTCCGGTACTGAGGCTGTGATTAGCCCCTTCTCAGGGGATCAGAACTTCGGTACGACTCGTCAACCGATGAGTATTGGTGATCTGCTAACAAACGGTTCTGAAACCGCTACTCATGTCTTTGCTAACCTCCGTAGTGATGCCATCAATGTCGGCTCTGCCAACACCAACTGGGCACCGCAACAGGTTGATGCTACTTCCCCGACTGGTGGAGTCACTATCTTCACCGACATGCAGAAGTGCATTCTCCAGGCAGGTTTCAGCGAGGTGGAGCGTCCTACGGACTTCTACTGTAGCCAGACCTTCTATGAGTTCTTCCTCGCGCAGATGAGGAAACTCGGGGCGCTGCCCGATCCCGTTCAGGCCAACCTGGGCCGGGAGAGTGCGATTCCCTTTGGTGGTATCACCATCGACTGGTCGCGCTATCTGGAGAAGGATGTTATCTGGGACGGTAAAGCCGCTTCAAACACTACTGCTCAGGAGCCTGTCTTCGGTATCAACTGGAACTCGCTGCGCCTGAACCTTGTCCGTTCGGGTGGGGTTAGTGGTGATTCGCTGGGGTTCATCCGAACCATCGGCGGAATGCAGCCGCACCCCCTGACGGTGACGCTCTTCAAGCGCATCGAATGGAAGCGCCAATGGTCGATTGACAAGGGACGGCGTTCCTTCGTCAACCTGAACCTGCTGACTGGCACCCTCGCCGCTACCTAAGTCTAGGTAATGGCCCTTCGGTCTGAATTACGCACCCGGCTCCAGCGCCGTCTGGGGCTGGGTGTCGTATCTGCCATTGAACAGGAACGCCTGAACGAGGCCCTGAACTCCGGTATCGCGAGAGCGGTCTCAGACGGGGTTCCGGGTCTTTCTCACGATACCTTTGTCGGGTCCGTCTATGGAGAGATGGCCCTTACTGGAGGCGCGACAATAACCTGCCCACTCGGGGGTACTACCTTCACTTTTGTCGGCGGCGATAATCCGCTGACCTCGAATGTGTACCCGCACGATATTTTGCAGGTTGTAATTACTGGTACGACTACAAAGTTTCTGCTACGCGATGTTAAGGACGCTAACGAGGTTGATATCGGCGCTCCGGCTACGCAGGGTTATACTGGAGATGCTAACTCCACCGTTATCCGGCGATCTATTCCTCTTCCCACAACGGGTCAAGTTGTAGGTGTTTATCGCCACAGCGCCTCCTCCTCGGATGGCCTGAATACACGCAGGCTTACCCACGATCCGATTGTTGCGCGCCAGAGTCCCTTCAAAACGGGAACTCCCAAGCACTACGAGCAACGCTTCTCTGAGGGGCAAAGCAAGAGTTTCATCTCGCTTTGGCCAGCGCCGACTTCTGTGACTGACCAGTTCACCGTTGTCCAAATGCGCTATATTCCTCGCCTAACTGCGGATAGCGATACTCTAATTTTCCCTGAAGAGGCTCTGGACGCTATTCTTGAACGCGCCCGAATGGCTTATATTACCTGGGCCGGAACGCACGCACCGACTACTCTCGCGTTGGCTAATGAGGCCATCCGAGATACGGCGGATTCCTTAAAGAACACTTCTAATACTAGACAGATCGTAACTAAAGAATGAGTGATTGCACTTGCGGGGGATGTCCTAGTGGTGACTATGGTTGCGGCTGCTGCTGCGCTTCGGTTACCGGATTACGCGGCGGTATTCACCCCGACTACATCAAGTCGATTTCTGCGGATATGGCGGTGGATCTCGATGGTGACACAAAGACTTTTCAGACCCGTGCGATTCTAGATTCACCTGTTCATATCGTTTCGGTCAGCATCTCGCTGGTCTGCCTGCGCCGTAATGCTGCTACTTCAACAGAAGCAGGTTTGAAGAAGCAGATTCAAGAGGTAAACACTACCGCGCTAGCCACTCTTCGGCCTCCAACACCCATTAATGTCTCGCTCTTCACACTACCCTCTTATAGTAGTACCACAGTAGATTTTGGTGGTTGGAATACGCATGTTAATACAATAGATGGGCGTACCTATATTTCGACCTGTTCCGTAAATTCTTACTCGCCCAACTGGACTTCGCCCGACGATCTCTTCGGTTACTTCTGCGATGGTGGATTATTCATCGAGGTCAATGCCCCTACTACACAATATGGTCTTCGCGTTGTCGTGAACTATGTTGATCGCGCCTCCTTCTCGCCCGCTTATGGTGATCCGGTAGCCGTGCTTCAGCACTACTGGTCCTGCGCCCACGGAGAGACTGAGTTCCTAGAGGGCTTCTACGGAGGTAACTCTAGCAATACCGGATCTTCCGGCACCTCGACTGCTACTGAGGATACTTCGATTGCGGGTTCTGGTACCAACCCGTGGACTATTGCTACTGATCTAACTGAGATGGGGTTCTGATCGAGTAATGGCTAGTATGCGGATAGATAACCTGCCTATGGATCGCCAAACGGCGGGCTATGCGCGCAAGGAACCTAGCGGCGGAACAATGTTTTCGTCAGCAGCCTTGACTTCTGTCTTTGAGAAACGGGATGTGGACCCCGAAGCACCCCTGTTTAAACGCAGGTACGGAAGTCGCCGCCTTACTAATGCCTCGCCCAATCTCCTTGGCGTCACAGCCGATATTGACGAGGGGCGTGTCGAGGTTAATCACTCTTTCGCTACCGGAGTGGAGGACTGGACGATCTTCTGCACTTTACGCACCCCGCTCGATTCTTCAGATGGTGCGTTTCCGATATTCGAGTTTCAAGGTCTTCATGCGTATGTCTACTATGACTTCAACGCTGGCGCATCTACTAGTACGGTATATCTACGCATCTATAATGCATCAGGAACTCAACTCTTAACTCACACTATGGGCGAGATAGGTGCTAATGGCACCGACTACCGCATCATGGTGCGTTACATAGATTCGTCTAATACGATTTCAGCCGTTAGTTGGATAGTACCCGCAGAAGGGGGTACTGCCACGATTGGCACAGAGACAACTGCTACAAGCGCTGTTAGTGGCGGGGTTCTGAAGTTGATGGGCGAGCCGCTTGGTGTTGGAGCGCTGGCCTCCGCAGATGCAGCCGGATCAGCCACCTTGACCTTCGGGGATACCGAATTCGATGATGTCAATAATGGAACGCTGACTCTGATCTCAACAGATACGACTAGCCGTGTCTATACGATCAAGAACGACTATGGGGCCACCACAAGCCTGGAGTACAACGCTGGTGCTTCTGCCTCGGTAGCGGCCACGAACTTAAAGAATACTATCGAGAGCGCGGCTGGTCATAACGGCAAACTGACTGTCGTGCAAACTGACGCTACCCTGGTAATTACTCAGGCTACTGCGGGAACAGGTGGCAATACTACAATCACTGCGGGAGCCAACTTCAATAATACCTGCGATGTAAATATTGGGGCTACATTTACTGGCGGGCTGACGCAGGGACCGGGGGCATACCATCGAGTAGTCGTAACTAACTTCTTGCTCTACGATGTATCTGACTTTAATAAGAGTTCGGAATACGAGGCGCTTGCCTCTGATCTAACTCCCACTAAGAGTGACGATAACGCCGCTGAGACTGATTACCTACTAGTCTGGCATGATACCTTTGATGAGGGCGGCGATGTCCTGTCCTACACAAATAATGCTGGTACGGCCATCGATTCCTATCTAGTCCCGACTTCGCCAAATAATGGGGGCGACACCTCCGGTACTGATATCCATTTTGGCGGGCAGGGCGTGATCGAGATACCGTTCTATCTCGACTTTGACGAATACTACTGGACTCCGATTACGGCATCAGCGCGCCTTGATTGGATGTTTCAGATCAACCTTACGCTGCCAGCAACACTCAAGAGTAGTACCGTCTTTGAGTTTCAGGATATCCTTAAACTAGATATCTTTAACAGCACAGGCAGTACATTTGTTTTTAAAGGTACCTACGCTGGAACGGGTACTGTTCAATCGACTCTCAGCCTTACTGCCGGAGCCTCCTATCAAGTCTTTGTTGGACGCGCCACTTCACAGACTCTTATTCGCGTAGTTGCGTCTAACGGTACGGCCACAGATACTACGGGCACTTCTGATAACCCGGCTGTCTTTAACTACGACAAGATGATGGGCTTTGTCATCGGAGATACCGCTGACCAGGAGAACACGGCACCTTTTGGCGGAAAGATCGAGCGTATGGCGTTCCACAATGAGAATGATCTCAAGTGGCTTCCGCTACAAGATGCGGTCTTCTATTACGACATTTACTCGCTCTCTGGCGATCAGATCATTGACCGGGGCAATCGCGCCCTCAACTCATTCGGCAGCACTCGCATATCCTCCGCACCCCCGCATTATGCACAAGGTGGCTTCAAGGGTGGAGCCTATGTCGCGGCAACTGGCGGGTATACGATGGCGGTCAGTACCCCCGACATCGACTATGTAGGTGAACTAAAGAAGGCGCTCAAGAAAGACGCGGCTATTCAACGCCGAGGTAGTAAGGCGTTTATGACTTCTAACGGTGTCAACTACTTGATCGACGACTTCTCTAAGACTTTCCGCCCTCTTGGTATACCGCGCCCCGGTACTAAGGTTTCTTGTACCCCTCAAGGTGTGGGCGTTATCGACGGCTTCGTTCGCTATGCTTATCGCTGGGTAACCAAGGATGGCACAGTCGGGCCAGCCTTTGACCTAGATCCCGTAGATGCCCAGAGCGGAGTCAATGTCTTTCTCGGGGCTGATAACTTCGGCCTTCCCGGCGAGACACCCTTTGGTATCTCTTATGGTGAGTGCGAGGGCACGAAGAAAGCGGAAGGGCGTGGAGCAACCGCTACTGATGCGGTTGAGACCTTCTTTGTTAAAGATAGTGACGGCGGCTCTAATCATAATCTGCTTCGGCGCGAGATCAGTTTCCCCGGCCTTACACTAGAAGCAGCGGTCCGTATTCCTGGCATTGCCCAGATTAAAGAGAGCATCTTTAGCCAGGGTGTCGGTGCGCCAGTTGGCGTGGCTAACTGGATGTCCGATGAGGCTCCCTATACCTTTCCCTGGATTGGTCAGGGTACCCAAGAGTGCTGCTTCCAATTCGCCTTCCGCTATGACAGCAGCGCCGATTATCAGGTACTTTTTGGTATTGGAGCCAAGGATCAGCATTATACAACTGGCTGGCTAGTCTCTAATGACCATTACAAATTGAACCACCTAGTGGTTTCGATTCAGCCACCTCTTGTTGGGGGCAATAACCACAGTCTAGTTGTCTGTCGTGATGCGCCTTCGGGATCTAAAAAGCGCGATAACGATTTGACCGAATTCGCTTGGGACTACGATTTCCAAGACACGCATGACTACTGCGTAATCGTTCGTCGTGCAGGAACAAACTTCGCCTCTGGTACGGGCGAAGACCTAGCCGTTAGTATTTACAATAATACGCTTGATGGTACGGATAACGGTGCGGGAGGTACCTATGACGGTTGGAGGCTTTGGCCGAGTAGTACGGATGCAGAAAAGTTAAAGCCTAACTTCTGGGGACCGACTTATGCAGGTGTTGCTAATGACCAGGTAATGTGGGGCGCATCGCGCCTTGAAGGTTCAACCGCAAACCTATCGGTAAAAACACGCAAGCGTGCTGCTTCTGGAAGTGCCACCTTTAACTTTGATTACATAAACGGGGTACCGGGTGGTGCTACGGCAGGCCCTTATGTTCCTGGTACTGTCATGTACCACGGACGAATGTGGCGACAAGATTTCTTACTCCAGGTCTTGGCTATTAAGGGTTTAGATCGCTATGGCGCTCGTTCCGGTCCCCTTGCCTCAAACCTTGAAGTTGATACAGCATTCTGTCCAGACTCGGGCGTAGATACTATTAATGGCGGCTGGGATTACCCGCAGAGTCTCCGCACTAAATTCTACAAGTCGGGTGGTAGTACCTTCGATGCTCAGGTAGTGCTTACGGAGAATGTATCTAATACACCGCTCTTGGCTTACGGTCACGATATGACGGTTAATGCGGCAACTACGCCGGATACTTGGACCACGACTAGTCTCGATAATGTACCCCTCTGGATCAACTGGACTTCGCGTAACGAGGGTTCAATAACAGTTGGTGTCGGATCGAAACCGTCTGTCGAGATCGCGACTAAGAAATGGCATACCGGAGCCGGCATTCAAACATTCGGCGAATTCGCAAACGCTGTTGATCTCAAGCAATGGACTTGGATCACACTTTATTTTCATCATATAAAGCGAGAGAGCGGTACTACTAGTAACATTATAGATGTCTGGCTAGAGCGAGTATTCATCGACGGGAATACTGGTGACTGGGGCGAAGTCTTTGATGTTGATATTGAACTAACCGGAGTCTTGGCTAACGGCGCTGCTGGTACCGGGCAATACGGCTTGTTCACAGTCGGCGGTTGGCCCGGTATGGATCAGGAGTATGAGACTGAGATTGCCGAAGTGCGTCTCTGGGATGGCGAATATTACACGGCGGCTGGAGGAGGTCTCGGAGCGAATGCCTTTGGTACTTACCTCTCGAATCGTATCCCCCCTAATATCTGGGGTGAACTCTGGTACTACCTGCGCTTTATGAAGCCAGATGTCAATGATCCTGATAATCAGGAGACAATGGACCAGTTTGGACTCAAGCAGAACAGTTCAGGTATTGGTGAGAAGGGTGCGGACTCTGTTGTTCTCTACCAACAATCTGAAGTTAAAGATGATGCTGATGATCCAGACAGCACGACCTTTTTTGTACCTTTCCCTGATCCGCCTCTGTCGGCTATTCGGGGAATCCAGATATTCCGCACTCAAGTTGTGCCAGTTACTAATACATTCCCCAATGGCAATACTAATCCCAACGCTATCCCCGAAGCCTGGAAGGCATGCCGTGATGCGCCGCTGTACCACCTATCCGAGATCCCGCGTGGTACGAGTTCGTATATTGATACCGCCGATGACACGGCACTAGGCACCCAACTTGACCAACTCACAGGCTTGATCCCGGCTAACCCCAGGGGAGTCTTTGAGTGGGGAGGGCACCTGGGCATCTATGTGCAGGATCAACCCCGCGTTCACTTCGCTGAATCCCCTACTTCTTGGGAGAGTTTCCCTCTGGATATGGTCTACGACCTTCCGGTGCGCGAACACGGCCCCATCGAAGCAGCGATTGAACTAGCCTCTCGTGACGCGAGACAGTCCCGTGTATTGTGCCTAGGCAAGTCTTGGGGTGTCTTCATTGATGGCAGCCCCACTCAACCCCAGGCGAACACGCTTGGAGGGGGTGTTGGGGCCTCTTCACCACGCTGCCTCGTGGTCGAAAAAGGCATTGCTTATGCCTTTAATGGTACTCTCTGGGGGATTACCGGAGATGGGCAAGTTGAAGACCTCAGCCTTCCCGTTCTAGACCTTCTCCCAGATCCCGATAATGCTCGGCTGTCCGTATCAGCGGCGCTGAGTTCTCTTTTCCTGATTGACGAATCAACCGGAGTCGCACTTAGGTTCCACCTAGCACGACGACAATGGTATGTAGAGGATCGAAATGCGCTTTCTGTTACGGATGTGGATGGGGTTGACACTTGGGTTCATGTTTCTGGGTACCCTTCTGCTGGAAATACCGCCGTTTATCAAGACGATGTGGAGTCGGATACGCCAGAAGTCGGGATTGCAGTAGCGAGTTACAACAACGGTGCCAATACCTTTGTGGTAAGCAGCGCGACTGGCCTGAAGATAGGACAACGGGGAGTCCTGGTTGGGGATGCCCACGCATCTGCGGCAGGGCGTAATCCGTACTACCGTCAGGCGGTAACTATCCAATCTATCGATGGGACAACTATCACAGTTTCGGATGACCTAGACCTGACTGCCTCGTTTACTGAACTGGACGGTACGACTTCATATACCCTGGCTTACAAGTTCTATGCAGGAGTAGGCTATTGGGGTACTATGGTTGATACGGGACAGTTTAACCTTACAGGAGACCTAAGCCATGTGGACATGGGAGTTGAGCGAGGAGATGGATGGTGGGCGGCATTTGACTCTTCAGATTTCGCCAAAGATCCAACAGACCGGACTGGTTTCGCTAGCCCTGAGTCTAAACCGACTAATATTGTCGATGTTGCTGGTGATGGAGCATCAGCAAGATGGGGACTCTCCAACCGACAGCGACTCGAAAGGATCCTTGTTTTCTCCCAAGAACCGACTAACGGGTCAGGATCCCCCGTGGGACTCACCGAACTTGAACTAAACTACACATCTGACCCAGGGGTTAAATAGATATGGCTATCCCTTTTGCAGCACTCTCCTTCGGTACTGGTATCGCCAGTTCGATTCTGGGTGGCCGCGCCAAGAAGAAGGCAGCAGCCGCCGCTGCCGCTGAGGCGAAGCGTATCCGCGAGTGGTACGAACAGAAGGCGCGTGATACTCAGCAGACCCTTGGCCGCGAGATCGAGACGATGCGTGCCTTGCGCGACCTCGATCTTCCTGCTCACCAACAAGCCGCACGGATCGCTTACATCCAGCGCCAGAAAGGTTCGGAGCGTCAGGCTCGCGTTCGTGCCATCGGTCGAATGCCCCGCGAAGTCCGCGATGCAACCTTTGGCGGGCAGTTGACTCAGTACCTTGGTCGCGAAGGCCAGAAGATTGATCGCTATGCCAAGATGTCCCAGAACATCTACGGCATGGCTTCTGGGATGCAGCAGCAAGTCAACCAACTGCTCCAGGCAGGCGGCTCGGAATACGGCAGCATGATGAAGTCGGCCCAGATGATGGAGTACGAAGCGGGCGATCCGCTTGGTCAAGCGTTAGGCGCAGCCGCCCAGGGCTTCTCGTTGGCAGCCAAGCAGCAGAGCCAGGAAGCGGCACTTAAGAAGTCTATGGAGAGTCAGTTTAAACGCGATTTCTTTTCTAGTGCTGTCTTTGGCGATCAAAAGATCGGAACAACAATGGATAAGGCGAGGTCGATTGGTGACATGATGGATGATCCTGACTTTATGAATTTGTTTAAGGGAATGTTTAATCAATAATGGCTGCTCCCGATCTCTCTGGGTCTAGTCTAGGCGATACCTTTAGCGGCATGTTTGAAGGTTTCGGCAGCGCGCTAGGTGACATTGGCGGCATCGCTGGTGCCCTCGGCGCTGGCGGTCCCCAGGCGATGACGAACTTCGTCAACAAGATCGCCGAGAAGCAGAATATGGAAATCGCCCGTAAGTGGGATGGTTTCCAGAAGGGGCAAGAACGCACCTTCACTATGATTCGTGATTCTGCCCAGCGCCGCCACGAGATGGCGATGCTGCATGAGAAACATAGCCTAGAAAAAGGTAAGGCGAATCAAGAGGCTATTTATAAAACGAACGCTGCGCTTCAAAACGATCCTACTGGACGATTGCGCGGACAACTTGTAGGAGGTCTTCCTCCAGAACTACAGCAGGAGGCGGGAACTCTCACCGATTGGGGACTTTCTGGTCTGGTAGTAAGGAGTGGTGGCGGATTAGGGTTGATTACTCAAGCGCAGGCGGGGGTTGAATCGGTCGCTGTTCAAACTAATTACTTAGCGGAGGAACTTGGTGTTCCTATTGAACCGGAAGCCACCAATACTGAAATCAACGACCAGTATCTAATGTGGCAACGCGATGCGGTTGGTTGGGTTAATGCTATGGATGGTATTGGTCGAGATGTTACTGCGCTACTTGGTTTAATCGAAGTAGAGTCGAAGTTAGAACCCTCTAAGTTATTTAGGTCGGCCCAAGGTAAGTTGGAGCAACTTACTGGATTGCAGAATCGGCTTATTGAACTAAATAAGAATTCTGATTCTTACGCAACACTTAGTGTTAGCCCAAAATACTCGGATAAGTCATTAAAATTACAGAGCGATATAGATGGGGCTAGAAAACTACTCGAACTAAGCGAGGACTACGGAGCAACTGCTCACTCAGCCAGCACCCTCAAGGAATCTATAGTAAGTGGGCAATTAAATACTTGGGAGCCTTTTACTCCAGGTAGCGTTATGGCTGATCCCGAGAAATTCCATGATTTAATGGAGATGCCGGAGGTTGTAGATTTACGAGCAGGCTTTGATAACCTTGAGAAACTTATTAACAGCCTTGATCCCGCCGCTCTAAAAGAGATATACGGCGATAAATTTGCAGGTTCCCCTGTTCAAAAGTTATTAGACCTTTGGACAAAAAGGAAGCGTGGCCCTGATAATCAACCAGTCACTTTCGATACCCGTAACATTTTTCAGGAGATGCAGCGTCTAGCAACTGATCCCCAGGCTAGTCCAGAGGAGTTTAAAATCTGGGAAAACGGGCTAAAAGCCTTGTCTAAATTAAATGATCGTGATTGGGCCGTAAGAATCGCCCAGCGCGAAAATAAGATTAACCAAGTAGCCCAGGCCCAGCAGCACTTCCGCACACTATTGCCGCATGAGATGAAGGCCAGGTGGGGTCAAGATCCATTTGGCGCATTCGGGCTTGATATAGATGAAGTGATGCGCCTAAGTTTAAGTGACGAACACGAGACTGTAGGAAACGCACTTGAGGGCCGTGGCCTGACAGATCACTCAGGATTTGATACTTCCCAAGAGATATCTCTTCCAGGGTATGACCCCTCTAAAGCCTATCTGCTCCCAAGTGTCGTGGACGCTACGGCTAAGGTGTATCTTACACCTCTCTTTGAGGGCATGACTCGGGAGCAAGGGCTTAACCAAGCCAATAAATTGGCACAACTTATGGGTAGCAAAGGTATCGCCACTAACTTCCAAGATTCGGACTTTAGGCAAGCAGTTTTGACTCGTATAGGCCAACTAAACAAGGAATTCAACGGGCTGGTTCCGGCACGCTCAGATGCAGGTAGGGTAGAGGAGGTCATTAACTGGGGTGGTCGTCCCGCAGGATTAGATGAGGTTGAAGGATTTTCTTCAGACCCAAATCTAGGCGATAATATTATTCGCGATTCTTCTACTGGGCGGGCAGTCGATGAAACAGACAATACTTGGTTAGGCGCTATTGCACAGAGGGCCGGATCTAAGCCAGCCGGAGAGGAAGCCGCTATTAAGGCTGAAGGAGGGACTATAAATTTATCTGATCTTAAAAACTTCTTTGGCGAAGTGGCGGGGCACGACTGGGTTACCTTGGTAGAAGGTAAGTTCCGTCATCGGGACAAACCGATTGGGAGTCTCTTTGCTCCTATAATAGAGACGACTATGCTCTGGGGTACCGAAGCAGATAGGGCGCTTAAGATACCGGGGGAGAAAAGGTTATCGGAGGGTGGCTTGGCAGGTACAGGGATCGGCTGGGCTGGAGATAAACCGCCTTATCACACCTTGGAGTCGGACGCCTTGCGAAAGAAGGTTGAGGGTCGGCTCGCCACGATAGATGCTATGCGAAACTATGATTTTAGTCAGCAACCTGACCCGGTACTTCGCCGTAAGGGGCAAGTTGTCCAAGATGCTTTGCGTAAGATACCTGATGATGAACTTGTTAGGCGGTTAGTTGCTTACGGTGGGCTAATGAGTGAACTTGGATTTAGCCATGAAGAGTTATTTCCCAAGGGTTTAGTACCACAGACACCCGCAAATATAAAACCCCCGGAGGCGCGTTTCGATTCCTCTATACCTACAATCGAGACTGTGCGAGGTTGGCGAGATGAGGCTACGGCAGCGCTATCCAGCCTACCAAATGTTTTCGCGACTTATGAGGGCCGTATGATAGATGCGGCCCCTGGCTTGGAGGTATCCCCTGAGATTATGGATAAGACTGTCCTCGATGCGATGCGCGTCGAGTTGTCCAAAACTGTAGCAGACTCGGAGGAGTTGCTTGCTGCTATGGAGAATCCTGAAATGGGAGCCTCTATTGTAGGCGTTCTTCAACAATGTATACTTGGTGATACAGGTAAAGATTATGCGACAACGGCAACAAAATTATCTGAAAGGGTAGAGGCTGCTCTCAATTCTGTAAATATTGGCGGCGGCGGATTAGCGTCAGACCAACCTAATCTCGTCAAAGGAGTCGTAGATAAAGTCAGCGCCCAGGAGAATCTACCGGACGCGATGAATGTGCTAGCGGAGGAACTAGTTAAATTAACGAATCTAGCGTTTACTAAACTTGGAACTGCTGGTCATGTTGAGAAGGCGGCGCAGTCTCCCCAAGTCAAATATATTCAACGCCTGATAGGTACATTTATGTCAGACCTTGAGGCGACCGCAGCCTCCGAACAATTAGCCTTCCATAAAAGTTGGGAATCGCCTCCTGAACTTCAGGCTTTCCTTACTTCAGAGTACGATGAGTATGCAAAGGATCCTGATAATGCTTATAAACGCGCAGCAATTCTTATTGCAGCGCGCGGTAAAGTCTCGCAGAACCAAATTCTATTAGGTAGGCCGCGCTAGATATGGCTGCACAGCAAGCAGGTTGGATTGATCGTATATTCAACTCTACGATTGGCCTCCCGCAACAAATCCTTTGGCGTTTGATACGCGCCGCTAAAGATGAGGACATCTCCCTGTGGAGTGAGAAGGGTCTTCTTGACTTCGCTAATGTTCCGCTCCTTGGCATCCTAGATACTCATAAAGAGGATGTTATGCCCGATGCTATGGCCGAAACCTTTGGCCTAGAACCGGGTCTTATGAACGAACTTGGAGTCGCCATTGCGACTGATCCGCTAACCTATCTCACGGGTGGTCTTAGCGCTTTGGGTAAGGCCGCGAAGGGAGCCGAGTTCGCTTCAAAAATCCCCGCTGTTCAAAAGGTGATGCAAACCGCAGCGAGGGCTGGTGGCCGCTTCGATCTCCCTGTGCCTTCCTCAGTTAAGGGGGCAAAAGATCCTGCCGAAAAGGTCTTCTCAACTTCTACCCAATATGCCGCCGAACTAACTGGCCGCGATCTCAATACTGTTCTAGAGCGCGCTACCGCGAATCTTGTGGGTAAGTCCGGAGATAACTATGGCCGCCAATTAAAGGGTATCCAGAAGGCTAAAGGAATGCTCGGGGGTTTAAACGAAGAGCAGATGGGCATGAAGGTCATAGACCTTATGAAGAATGATGGCCACCGCAAGTTGGCTGTTGGTATCCCCATGCTAACTAGTCTAGGCATGAAGATTGATGTCCCTGGAACACACCAAAACTGGTGGCAAGCCTATTCGGCGGCTAAAGGTAAAGGCGGCGAAATGCTAGCCAATACTTGGTTGACACGCAATATAGCAGGGCTTCCTTGGGTTTCCTCTGGCCTCAAAACAATCGCTTCACCCGTTACCCAATTCAAGGGCGGTTTTCGTGTCGGTGCGGAAGCGCGGACTGCAATTCATACTGCGGCTGATAAGGTCAGCCCCGAGCAATTTGAGAGTATGAGTCATTGGCTAAACTCGGCTACTGGAGGAGGCGAGATTGCAGTTAAGATTAGTGCTGGTGGAGCAGAGCCGATTATGAAGGCTTTTGATGTAGCCGTGAAGGCTGGTAAGTCTCCCCGTGACGCTCTGACCGCAGCCATTAGTAAGATTAAGGATAAAGGAGATACAACTGAGCAAGTTTGGGCGCGGCTTAAAGGTCTAGATGCTGCTCCTGATAGCGACACCTTTAAGAAACTCCTTCTGCCCAAGACTAAAGGTACGATGCGGAAGCAGTTGCAGCAGGCACTTCATACTGCAATGATTGAAGGCGATCATGCAAGGCGGCTTGCCCGCAGTGGTCAGTACGATAATTACCTGACTAAACTTGATCTCGACCTACAGGCTAAAGAACTTTTTGCGAAGCGCGAAGAACTGGCGTTCGGTACTGGACTCGCCGAAACAGCCTACGAGGCTGGGCGTAATCTTCGGCGAGGTATAAATTGGGCGTTTAAAACTGGAACTGATACTCAGCACGCGCAGGAAGCGATGCACCAGTACCTCGCCCATTCTGCCCGAGGGCATGACCAAGCGGCCCAGTTGGGTAAGATGCTATATACCAAGGTAAAGCATATCCTCAAGGAACCCGGCATGGAGGGTTGGACTGAGGAGAATTTCTTGGACATGATCGGCGGTCTAATGGAGTCTGATGCGCTCCAGGTTGAACTAGTTGAATCCCTTAAACTAGGTAAGATTAATCCTTCAAATGCCCTAGATGTAGCCAAAGGTTGGGATAACTTTGTCCAGCGGCATACTCAGGTTATGTCCTCATTTGAGGGTATCCTTAAGAGTAGGGGTGTCACAGGCGAGACCCGTGATAAGTTACTCGAACAGTTCCAGGGCGAGGTCTTTGATTATTTGCCTCGAATAGAAGAACAGCGTTTGACTACGCATTATGAGCGGTTACTTAAGGTCAATAAGGATGTTAAGCGCTCTTGGACACCGCAGCAAAAGCGCCGAATGCGCCGCCGCCATAACGCGCACATTCTTCGGAGCGGGCCGCATAGAGATTATCAAGTTGGTGAACTTACTGACGATCAACTTCGAGGTGCGCTTGATACTATCGAGAATACTGCGCGGCGTGGTATGCGTCCAGATGAGATCGCTGCCCATATTGACGAGAATCGCGTTCTTAGTATGTTTAGGCAAGCCCACGGACTGACACACGACGAACTAATTACCGTGTTTAGACGACGCGGTAAAGGCGACTTCCGCCGAGTTCGCCGTGAGATGCTGCCCAATCGCTTCCCGCTTTGGTCGCAAACTCGTAAGTCTTGGACAACGCATCAAGCGCAGGAGAGCGTTGCGCCGTTTGGTTTCTCGATTAAGCGGGGCGAGAAAGGTGGCTATTTCATTCGCCCTGATGCGGTTAAAGAAGGAACAGCCAAGCGTAGTTGGGGCTGGGACTCTAAGCAAGGCTATACCACAATCGACGCTGCCATGCAGGATATGAGGAAATGGCTAGATAGCGATACAGGAGCCAAATGGCGTAGCAAGTACGGTCCTGATATGGAGCAGTTGCCGGAGGCAGCACTTAAGAAGTTAAAGCAGCAGAAAGATATCCATATTAGCACTAGCGAATTAGGGCTTTTACGCCAGGCTATTAGTGCAGCAGATAAACGCATTCTGCTGGGTACACAAAAGAAATTCGACGAACATCTGCTGCCCGGTTATGGTCGCGCCATCAACGAGAAATCTGGTGACGCTATGGACTGGTATCGGATGCGTCAGACCGCAGATGCGCGGACTTATAGCCTGGAAAATAAACTCAAGGAAGCGGACGAGTATGGGCAGGGTGGGGATGCGGCCTTTGAGGCAGCGAATACTCCAAAGTACGATAGCGTTAGTGTAGATATTGATGCTCCTCGCGCACTAGGAAAGGAGGAGGACCAAGCCATCTTTCTTAAGGCTATTAGAGATGCAGGTGGTGTTGTCTTTGATGGTGTCGAAGGGAAGGCACTACTCGACGGCTGGGCTAGAGATTATGCACGAGGCAGGCTTAATATCGCTGAGTTGATGAACTTTCTTAAGATGCAAACTAAGCACAATGTCATCAATCCTACTGTGCCATATGAGATGCTGGAGAGTATTTCAGGCGACCTAGCCTCAATGGGGAATAGGGTTAGTGAGATTACTCTCAGTCAATTACCTGATTCAGCGTCAGAACTCTTCAGGGGTGTTCGCCATATCAGCAAAGATGTATTTATGGAGGCCCGCAGAACTGGTGTTTATACCCCAGGATCACCTATCGGGTATGTTGGCCGATTCTTTAATCATGCGGCATCACAGCGGATTGCAAGAGTGCTTGGGTCAATGGGAGAAGATGAATTAGGCCGAGGTGTTCTTATGCGCCTTAGCGCAAAGCACCCTGATCGGTTTGCCCGAGACTTAGATAATCTATCCCTAGAAGATTTGAACTCTCTCCACAAACGACTTCGCGAGGATTTAGCACAAACTGATCGCTTAGATCCTAATTTCATTGGCCCGAAAAGGGCGGGCTATGATCGTTTAGCGAAGTGGTATGAAGAGATTAATGAGACGATGCGCCAAGAAGGTTATAAGGTAAAGGGCGTAAGTAAGAAACTCAAATGGACCGAAGATCGGCTTGAAGTCGATCCTGTGCTTTCTCTATTGACTAGGTTATCCAACGCTAATCAAGAAAATACCATCGAGAAATACTTTGACTCTGTTCTCAAGGCTAGTGATTTGAGTGATGGTAACTCACTAATGCTAGGAGGAAAGGTCGTGGCTATTTGGGATGACGCGCAGAATCCCATATCAGTTTCCCAATTACACACCCGCGCCGTTCAGCGCCAAAAAACAAAAGGTCTCCCAGTTCGCGATCCACAAGGTCGGCTTACTGGTGAGACAATCGTGGGTGAAGGTTCAGTTGAACAGATAGTAAAAGAACATGAAATAGGTAAGCCTTCTTGGATCATCATTAAGACTGATGACGGGAATCTGCACCCTATAAATGCTCGGATGGGCAGGGAAGACGGGTATGGTTTCCTACAGTTAGGCGAACAGGCTGATCCGACAGCCCTTGACTATAGCCCGACTACAGCAGGGGCCTTCGCACGAGCCTCAACACGATCAGATTTAGACTCGAAGTTTGTCTACAGCGAAGACCTACTTAAGACTGATGCTGTTGGCGATTTACTCGGGCAACATGTTGCCTTTGGGGCACAGAATCTCGTAGTCGGCGCGGCAAAAACCGCTGCCCAAACGCTGCAAGTTTCTTCGGCGGGCTGGCGTTCGTTCGATAATGTCAATTACATGATTAAGTCGTTCCAGACTGTCTTCCGGCTACCCTTCCAGTTGATGAACTTGTCATCTGGTGTCTTCCAGGCACACATGGCTGGGGTTACCCCGAAGAACCTCTTGGCCTCATATGTTGATACCTTTAAGTTGCTAACTGGAAATACCGAATTCATTAAACATGGCGATGTATTGCTGTCGTTGATGGATGTTCCAGGGTTTACTAGTAAGAGTTCGTTTCATATGCCCCGCTTGGATTTGATTAATGCGGCTCGAAGGAATGGCGGAGCAGTCCTAACCGCAGTAGGCGATGCCGAACTACAGGCACATAATCTGGACCGAGTTGATGATTTCCATTTGAATCTAGGAGATGGCCGTGAACTTGCAATGTCTGACTTCATTAAGAAGGCAGGCGATATGCAACTCTATGGTACTTACGCATCTATGCTAAGTCGGGGTTCTAAAACTATTGCTGACTCGCTAGTCCGTCTAAAACTTCAGGCATTAGATACAAAAAGCCTCCGTAGTATGGGCCATCGAGCCTTGGCCGGAGCAATCGAAAAGACTGGCGCTCGCCCTGGAGAACTGCGCGAAGTGACCGAAGCCGTTAACCGGACAGCCACGGCCATCGGCCTAATTCGTGAAGGGCATACGATGGAGCGGGCAATCGAGATTACAAAGAATGCCCATGTTCCTTATGAGCGTTTAACTGCCTTTGAGCGAAGTTCGCTGAAGCGAGCCTTCCTTTACTACTCGTTCCCCAGACACTACATGCCCTGGGCCTGGACGAAGTTCATGGAAAATCCTACTCACCTAAGCAAACTGGCTAACACAATTAAGAATGATCGTATTATCTCTACTGATGAAGGCCGCGCTCATCTGAAACTAGGTGATTATCGGGTTGATCTTGGAAGGGCGAATGCCAATATGGAAGCATCCATGATGATTGGTGCCTTCGCTGATGCCTTTGCTATGCCAGTAGCCCGTATGGCTGGGTTAGGCCCTAGTAATACTTATCCTTATGATCCGAATGTTCTTAACGATCAGATAACGGATGCTGGCCTGACCTCTTTCGGTGGGGCTTTCAGTCTTTTGACTGGTGGAGCGCGTCTTTTGCCTCAAGGATCAAGGTCGGGGGCGCGGCAGTCGAACACATGGGACGATGCTCGCCGACTTGTCTGGCCGATGAAGTTAGCCTTCACTAGCATGCGTATGATGGGCCTTGATGCGGGTACTCCAACTAAGGAAGAGCAATCTCCATTCGTGGATTACACCATGATGGAGCGGCTTATTTCAGACACAGATTTTGGATTGGGTATTCGCAAAGTTCGACCTGACCAAGAGATTCGTAATGCCTATTATGAATATCGGTCTCTTGTGCGAGGACTTCGTTTAAAAGCCGCTGCAACTACTGATTCAACTCTTCAAGATAAGTACCAGAAAAACGCAGAACTCCTTACTGAGACGCTACGCGCCATGAGAGACAGCCATGATCTACAGGAGTTTGATTGATGTCTACTCATCCGACTACCAGGGTACCTCTTGAAGATCGGCTCTTGACCTTCGCCAGTAGAACACTACTTGCCATTACTATGTTTCTTCTCACCACACTATGGTCTAAAGTAGATCGTCTGGATGAGGAGAATAAAAACCGTGACCGCGAATTGGCTGCTTTCATGTTAGAAATTGAACACCGTATGACCACCCTGGAGACGCTAGCCGATGACAATTAAAGCCCACTACCTCCTCCTCACCGCGCTTTGCGCTTCCTGCGCTAGCCTTGGCCGTGCTGGTGGCGCTGCGGCGGGTGCTGCCGCTGGGTCTGTTATCGGCCCTGGTGGTGCTGCGGCTGGCGCAGCCATCGGCTCTTTAACTTCCGAGGCTGCATTCCCAAGTGAGAGCGCGCCGCAACCCGAGACAGTCTGGGGCTTACTAGGAAAACTAGTGGACCAAGCCGCGTGGCTAGCCTTCGTTATGGGGCTTCTATGGATCCTGACTTGGATCGCGCCCTCACCGAAGGATCTGTTTAAACGCGCTATAGCCCGCTGGCGTAGTCCAGAAGTTCCGCCGTCTTGAAAGACACGGATTGGGCATATC